AAGGATAGATTATGGCAAGTGAAATAAAAGTAGATACAATATCAGAAAAGACTTCTGCTAATGGTGTAACTATTGATGGTCTTAAAATAAAAGATGTGACCTCAGGTTCTGTTATGAGTAAGCCAATACTTCAAATTGTAACAGGAACATCAACTTCTGATACAGGTGGATTAGCTACAACATCTTTTACAGATACAGGACTTACTGCAAGTATTACTCCTACTTCTACATCAAGTAAAGTTTTAGTTGTGGTATCACAAACTTTACAACACCAAAGAAGTGGTGGTGGAGAAATGGGTGGTTATCTTAATATTATGAGAGATAGTACAGAAGTTGGAGAGTGGTTTTGGAAAGGAGATGGTGGAAGTTATGATGGTCCAAGAGTACATACTTTTTCTTATACTGATAGTCCTAGTTCTACTTCATCATTAACTTACAAAACACAAATTGCAGGGTTTACAACAGATAATAGTGCTAGTGTTAGGGCAAATCAACAAACTACAGGTTCAGAAAGTCCATCAAGTATTCACTTAATAGAGATAGCAGGATAATATGGATGCAGTAGATATAAAAGTATCAGCAATATCACAACTTGGTGGTACACAGTTTCAAGTGAAACCAGATTTATCTGTAGTATATTTTGATGGTAATGCAACAGAGCCAAGTGATAGCGATATTACAAGTAAGATTGCAGAAATAGAAGTACAAGAAGCTAGAAAAAATTCTTACGCATCAATACAAGACCAATTAGATATGCAGTATTGGGATAATGTTAATGGAACTACTACTTGGAAAGACCACATAGCACAAGTTAAAGCTGACAACCCAAAACCTTAATGCTACAATCGTAGCTATGGACTTTATAATAGGTTTTATACTAGGTTATTTTTTAAAAGAACTTAGTAAACTTATTGCAAGAATAACAAACTATAACATAGGAGATAAATGAAGGCACAAGTTAATCTAAGTCAAGTACTGCAAGGTGGATTAGCTGCATTAGTGGGGTGGTTATTTAAAACAGTCAACGACTTACAACAAGAAGTATCTGTATTGAATGTACAGATATCAGATGTCAAAGAAGATTTAATGTCTTTGGCTATGAGAGAACAAGAGCTTAACTCTGCAATAACAGAGATACTTATAAAACTAGGAGGTGTATAAGTGGACTGTTGTGGTGGTGGTTGTTGCGGTGGTAAATGATAATAGTAAAAGATGATGGCAGTTTTATTAAGATATGTAATTGCAAGTATCCTGATATTAATTGTCATTGCGAATAGTTTTATAAATCCTATAACTCTATACTTAGTAAAGAAACAAAATAAGGAATACAATGAAGTTAACAGTTATTAGAACACAGCTAGGTAAAGATGCAACCAATGGAATTTTATTAATTGATGGTGTCTTTGAATGCTATACATTAGAAGACCAGTATCAAGCAGTTAAGGTTATGCATGAAACTTGCATACCTGAAGGCACATACAATATAAAGTTTAGAACTGTTGGTGGATTTCACACCAAGTATAAAGCTAGATATGGTAAAGCACATTATGGTATGCTTGAACTACAATCAGTTCCTGGTTTTTCATACATACTTATACACGCAGGGAATACTGATGAACACACATCAGGTTGTTTAATTGTGGGAGAAACACAGCAAGATTTAGACATAAGTGATGATGGGTTTATAGGACATTCAGGCAAAGCGTATTCAAAATTGTATAATAAAATTTCTAAGAAACTACTTATAGGTGAGAATGTTTCTATAGAGTATACAACAATAGACAAACTTTTAAATCCAAAACAAAATAAATTATCAGGAGATAAGAAGTTGGATACTATTATTGCTAGACTAGAAAATATTGAAAACAAAATAAAGTTAGGAAGAATAATAAAATGAGTACTGAATTAAAATCAATGCTTGAAAAAACTCTTTGGACTTTCGTTGAAGCTTTTATTGGTGCATTAACAGTAGCACCATTAGTAGGTGTAGACGCTAGTGCATTACAATTAGCTGCTATGTCAGGTGCAGGTGCTGCACTAGTAGTAGTTAAAGAGTTTGCTAAAAAACAAGTAAGTAAATAATTTTAATATAGCAAAGCCGAGGGTGTTATCCTTTCTACCTCGGCTCTTGCTTACTTTAAATTAGAAGGGTGCATCGCCTTCTTTAATATCATCTAATGATTTAGCTTTAGGCATTTCAACACCATTTCTCATAGCAGCGTAATCATTCCATGACTTAGGTGTCTGTCTGCTATCAACCCACCATGATTTAGAAAATACTTTACCGTCTACAGTATCTCCTGCTGTACATTTAGAAGCCATAATGCATCTAAAGTCAGGTGACTTCTGAGATTTCTTTTCTTCATCAGGGATATAATTGACGCTACCACCACACATACACCATAGTCCTACGCTATCTAATGCTAATGAACCGTCCTCATGTTGGGTTACTGTAACTTTATATCCTGCACTCTCCATCTTTGCAATGATACCACCACTAGAGGAGGCGGAGGAAGTAGACGACCCACCTACTTCCTCCCTTTTAACTGCTACTTTCGCAGCAGGCTTTGTGCTTTGAGCCTTCTTGACAGTGGTGTCACCCTGCGTTTTAGACATTTCTTCTCTACTAGGTCTTGCCTTATCACTACCTTGATACTTCCAATTAGCTAATGCTCTACCTATTGCAGAAGTTTCACAGTTCTCTAACCATGCTTCCTTATTAGCAAAGCCACCTTGTCCTTTGTATTCTTGTGCATACCCTGTTGCTACTGGTATTATTTCTTCCATATCATTATATATTTTTGCACCCATAACAACCATAGTGCCGTCTGCACTAAGTGTATGGATAAATGTATCAATCCTACCATTAGGATTATCAGACCAAAACTTCTTTAGTCTGTCTTCAACTGTTTCGTAGTTGTCTAAATTAAAAGCCATATAGCCTCCTTTATTAATATTATATTACTCTTCTAAATTAACTAAGTACTCAGCAGTAACACCTTTATCAGGCTTAACAAATAGACAATGCTGTGATGGTCTACCCATACTAGCTAATTGTTCTAATGCATATCCATTGTGGCTTTCTGTACTACCATTAACCCACACTCTTGTATCGTTTATATACAAGTTAGTTGGTGTATGATAGTGACCACATACTGCGTGAGTAAAGTCTTCCATAAGACCATTAGCTGCTAGAGATTTCCAACCTAAGATTTTTTTATTATATCCATAGAAAGGAAGTCCCATGCTACCTCTAATGTTATCTCCGTGAAAGCACAGAAACTTTGCTTTCTTACCTAAGTCTGCTACTAAGTACCAAGTCTTATCAGGTACTATAAACTTAATTCTCTTTTCATTAGCAAACATTGTTTCCAATATCTTTCCTAACATACGGTCAGCGTTGCTCTCAGGGTTATAATCTCTACGACTACGACCACCTAAAGCACCGTGGTTTCCTATAACCCAATATACTTCTACTTCATCAAACTCAGTTAATAGTTTGCTAAAGAAACCATGTAGTATTCTTGGACCATCTACTGTTACTTGCTTATATAAAGAACTGTCTATCTCATGTGCTTGTCCAGGAAAGATAAGCTCTCCTTCTACGATGTCACCAAGGCACATTACTGCACACTTCTTTATAGAGTGATTAGCTTTTTGAACTCTAGTTATTTGTATAATCTTATCAGCATAACGAAGTACTCTTTCTTCTGCTATGTCACTATTATAAGTAGGTGTTCTTTTTGCTAATTGAATATCACTAAGTAAAGGCACACATATTTCTTCTCCTTTTGTTTTAGATTTAGCAGGTGCTTTTACTTTTGGTAAGTCAAGCGTACTTATACCATCTCTTGCACCCATATATACTGCTTCAACTAGGTCAGCTTTCTTATCCTTTAACTTATCAATTTGTTTTAATAACCTTTGATTAGTTTGTTTAAGGTCTTTGATAGCTTCACTTTCAGCTTCTGCTAGTAAAGATGCAAGTTCTTTCTTATTCATTATGTAATGTCTTTAACCACTCTGCAACTCTTGACCTACTAACATCAATATTAAATTCCTCTGTCAGTATTCTATGGACACTACTAGCCACAGGTTTCTTTCCTTCTTGTACCATTTGTTCAATACCATTAGTGAAGGGTACAGCTTCAGCAGGTATTTTCTCATACCAAGGGATATGACCACCCCTTTTAGCGACCATTGCTTTCTTAAGCAAATCGTTTATATCTATACTCATGTCATTTAGTATATCATATGAGTATGCATATGCATACGCATTAGAAAAAAATAAAAAAAAGTCTATATGCATATGCATATATATATAAAAAAAAAGTAGTAAGGGTAGGTACAAAGGAAACCTACCCTACTACTTATAGCCTAGCTTTTCAGGGACAACTGTTTAGCTAAGTCTTTTACATGTTCTTTAATTCGTATAGGAATAATATTATTCTTAAACATAAAGCGTAATATATCCTCTCTGTCTTGCTTTCGTAAATTAGCACTACCACCACTTTCATCTACACCTACTACTTGTTGGTCACTAATCCATATACGAGGCTCAGGTTGTTCTGCTAACCACTTAAGTCCTTCGTAGTCAATAGAGTTCAATCCGTATTCTTGTAAGGCATCAATAGCTTTAGTATCAATACGACCATCTTGAGCGATTACTTTAATCATACCATCATAGCCGTCCTGCTTACAGCCATAGCCTACATAACCTGCAATGTTAGAAGCTGGTAGTAGTTCTACTACTTCTCTAATGTCATCACTTGACCACCCCATACTGCCTGAACAATCTATCATCATAGAAGCACCTGCAATAACTTTCCTATTACTAAATACTTTTCTATCAGTAGTCATACGATACATATTCTTAGGAACAATACCTCTATCACTATTCATCTTTGATAGTTGTCTAAGAGCTTTAGGAACTTTACCATTAGGTACAAACTTCTTAACATCTGCTTTGCCGTGAGTACCTCTTGGATTACTGTAATAATCTATAAGACCTCTCTTAGCGTTTTGGTCTGCACTTTCTATAATATCATTAGCAAGTTCGTTACTAACATTATCAGGTAATGATAGTGTTTCCTCGTATTCCTTAGCTAACCCATCTGCATTAATTAGCTCTTGTAAGTACTCCTCACTAGGAAGTTCCATAAGAGTATTTGCATAGACTTCAGCTTCTTTACTGTCATCTGTATTAGATAAGTAAGTAGCATAAGCACCCATCATTTGAGATATCTCATTGTACAAATGGTTGTAATAGTGTTGCTTATGGGGTTCAAGTAATCTCTTTCTAAGAATATTTACTTTTCTACGCATACTTTCTTTACCTGCTCTAGTACTAACATACTTATGATTATGAAAATCGTATGTCCAGTTAAAGAACCTAGCATTATCTAAGTATCTCTTAGCTTCTCTTATCATACCCCATAGTGCTGAAACACAATCCTCTATATAAGCAATGTCTTTCTCTAATGTAGCTTCAGGTATATTAATACCTACTGGATAGTGCTTATGTAAGTGAGCTTTGATATGTTCTCTTTCATTTTTTAAACGAGAACCGTAAGTATTAGCTACACCTGCAGTATGTAGTAAGTGTAGATACACTTCATACATAGGTGTATTATCAAACAACATATCAATAAGTTTCTTGTTTATATTTTCTTTACTAGCATCAGCCATCTCTGGTATAAAGAAATGAGAGGTCTGCATAAATAACTTTTCATTATTAGTTAGCTTTTCATCAGCCTCTTTCTTATCATTAATCTTACTTTTGTAAGACCAACTATCCATACCATATGCTTTAGCAATCTTTTTAGCAACTCTTTCTGCTTTTTGTCTAGCAATTATTGCTGCAATAAGAAACTGTGCTATGTGTAGGGCTTCATCATTGTTCTTGAACTTCATGTCCTCAAATAACTGTGCCTTAGCATAAGCAATTTGTGTAAGGGTGTGTTCTTTATTCTGATTACTAAGATAGTTTGGAATAACTAACTCTCTCTTATGTAAAGGTAGTAAAGAAGTACGCCTTACAACAGAGTACTTCCTTACTTTATTACCACGCATACTAAGGTTAGCAAGAGTAGAGGGTACTTCTTGTGAAGTACCCTTGCTCTTTGTAAATAATGTAGATTTCCTACTTGCTAACTCATCTAGGAAGTTACTCATCATTATCCAGTTCTGTCATAGCATCTATAATATTGGAAGTATCATCAGGAAATATTGCCCTTGCTGCTACTTCTAATGCACAACCTTTATCTAACAACTCTGCAAATGCTGTCCATTTACGAACAGAAAAGTTGCTACTATAATTGTAGTCCTCATATACTGCTTTGAGTTTGTTAGGTAGTGCTTCCAATGCATCAGGATGTACTTCATTAACCTCTATCTTTACAGGAAATCTGTCGCCTAAAGCATCACTCAAATCTTGAGGTGTGCCGTTCATAGTAGCGACTATTTGAAATCCTTCAGCAGGTTTTACTACTTCCTTAGCTTTGTTAGGTAAGGTGAATTTCGCAAACTTAGGGTCGTCTAAGAGTGCATGTAAGAAAGTCATAACATCTACACCAGCATGGTCTATCTCGTTAATAACTAGTCTTGCACCTTCCTTCCAAGCACGAACACCAACACCATCAAGCCACTCAAATCCACCACTATCGGTAGCTATATAGTGTCCCATAAGCTCTGCTGCTGTGCTATCTTGTGTAAGTGTAATGTTATATACACCTTGTTCTTTGCTTAGTCCAAGTGTATTTGCTTGATATGTTTTACCTGTACCAGGTACTCCATAGAGCAATACTCTCGGTGTAAAAGGGATAACCTTTTTAAGTAATCCCCATATGTTTTGTTCCATGACCTACTCCTCCTCTTTTTCTTGGTCTTGTACTTGCACTTCTTGTGCTAACATACTGTCAATGTCTTTGAAAAACTTTGTAGTAAGTCTATCTACATTGACATTGTTCCATACTTCCATAGGTTCCTCTTGTATATTAGTAACAAGTGGTACATCAGGAAGCATACTGTAAGCATCTAAAGGAATATCCACTGCGACAGAGTGAGTTTGCTCATGGTCGCCTTGTACTACAAATTCCCATATAGTCCTTACATGTTCCTCACACTCAACACCTTGCTTGTGCTTGTGAGATATAGCCATTTTAAGAAAGATAGGAAACCTATCATCTATACAGGCTAGTTCGCCTAGTGGTGTTGCTTCAAACAACCACTCTGCTATCTGTCTGTTGTACTCATTCTTAATGGACAGTTCATTAAGGTATCTCAGTATTGGTTTAGTAATAGCAACATGCGTTTTAACTTTGCTTGTTGCTTCGTATTGAATACTCATACTATTCCTCCTCCTCTACTTTGAGTTCTTTTAAGAACTTGATAATGTCATCATCACTAACACCAGTATCAATATCTTTTATTATCTTGTTTCTATCTATTATGTTTCCTGCTGCATCACTATATCCACCTTCCATAATGTTTGCTATGGTAGGCACAGAGCCTAGTGATATCATTGCAGGTTCAGTATGTTCTAAACACTTTTCATAGAAATTACTAAAGTGTTCTCTATTATTTATTATGAACTCAGTAGATTGTTTTAATAGAACTGCTGCTACACTAAAGTCGCTATAGTCTTTGCCTTCACTCTTTAGTTTATCTGCAATACTATCTCTCATACTAATATCACTAGCATCACCTTCAACCATTCCTTCAAACTGATTTGCTACAAAGACAGCTAAACCCACCATCATATCAGCCATACGATTGAACCATAAAGTTCTATCTAACATATTGAGTATGTCAGTATAGTCAGTAGATGCTATGTGAAATTTACCACCAGCTTCATTCTTGTGAATATTGCCGTCCTTATCTACCTCAGGTGGATAAAAGAAACCAACACCTTGTAGTTTCATTTCACCCATCATACTAATCTCTTGATAGTCCTTTAGACCAAGCTGTTCAGCTCGTTCCATTTTCTCTTTTAAGTTCCTACTAAATTCGGCAAACTGTTCCTCGCTAGGTACATCTCCCATTATTCCTCCTCTTGTTTAGTTAGCTTTGTATTTCTTGCTACTAAATAACGGTAACCATTTCTAGTAGCTGTCTTGAACTCTATCTCTAAGTTCAATTCTTTAAGGCTAGTGCAATCAGTTCTAAGTTTATTAGCACCAGTTAAATCATCTAATGAAGTAACTCCTATAACTATCCACTTTCCTTTAGCACCTTGCACTTTTCTTAGTGCTTGTTTATACCTACTAGTAACAGCAGTACCTTTACCACCTCTACCTGTAGGTCGGTATTGTACTTCATCATTACTAATCTCATCACCTACTTTATAGGTCATTCTTCCTCCTCTATCTCGCTACAACCACACTCACAGTTTTGTACTGTGTCATATTCTGTAGCATACTTATTGTCTATGTCGTCCTTACATGTCTTACACATAGCACGACTATTGTTCCATATTGGAATTGGTCTATCTACTGGTATCTCTGCATTACACATATCGCAAATCCAAAAGTCATCTGCTATTCCTGTGTCTAATAAAGTATCTATAAAGAATACTCCATCACTTTGTTGGTTCTCTCTACGAAAACGCATAGCTTCTACTCTTGCAATCTGTCTGTGCAATATAGGATTAGTAACCATATACCAATGGTTACTCTCCATCATCACAACCACAACCTCTACCTTGAGGGACTTGTTCTATATCTAACTTAATTTCTGTAACAGGAATATCGTGCCTCTTACAATTAATTAATAACATAGTTGTATCCCCTTCAAACTTGAAGCCTACTTCTAACTTCTGTTCATATGGTTTCCCATTAACACCACCAGTTTCATCTACACATTTAAAACAATGTATATACTGGTCAGCTTCAGGTCTGTTATTACTAGGTAGTGTCACATTATCCCAGCTCACTATTCCTCCTCCTTGTTATCTTTGTTATCTATTGTTCTTACTGCTTCATTTATTGCTATCAACTGTGTTATTACAGTGTCATTTGCATCTTTATCTTTATTAACAAACTCAGTAAAACTTTCTCTGAACTCATCATTACTAAGTATGGTTGCAATAAACCTAGCACGAAAGCCTTGAGACTTTTCTCCTAAGTGTTCTACAATAGCCATCTGTCCTGCTACTAATATATCTACTCTTTTAAGTAGGATATTAATAGCTTTTCTTGTAGCCTTATCCACTACTATCCTCCTCCTCTTTAGACCATCTACTCTTAACAAAAAATGTAGGCTTATGGTCTAACAACTCTTTAGCAGTACTATCAGTGCTATTATCTAGCATTGATACCATACTGTCTATAAGTAGTATCGCCTCATCTTTACCTATCTCTGTACTAAAAGTAAAATCTACTGTTAATACATTGACATCATTATTATCAGTGCTGTACATTTCATATACTTCACTCATGCTTTCTCCAATCTCTTACTATTCTGTTTCTTTATAGTCTGATAACCACACTCAAAGCACTGCACAATAACATGTACTGAGCTTTTTACATTGCTATGAATAGCAAGTTGTGTGTATGTACCGTTCCTGCAATTATCACATAACATAATTGTCCCTTCTATATATGGCAAAGCCACAGTTTCGGTAGTTAGTTTCAACAGGGTGTGAATGATATCACAACTAACGCCTACTACTGTGGCTTCACCTCGTACAAGTATCCGTTTATTAGCGAATACTGCTATGTCCTCACATAGCACTAAGCCTACTGATTGTAGTTGTAGATATTTATATAGTTTCTATGAACATCAATAGACTTAGTGCTACGCACTAGGGGGCGTACTTATAAGGGGGCAAGGATAGGGCTTGCCTATATAAACCCTAGTGATAGCACTTAAATTATTTTAACAACCTAAATCGCAAGTCGTTTTACTTGTTGGTATATACATACCACAGTCCTTACAGTACTCTGCTGTATCAATAGCCTGTACTTTAATAGGGCGACAGTATCGCATTTCGTTATAGGGTTGCTTACATCTCTTACAATTACCACTATCTTCTGATTCTATACAGGAGTTCTCTGCTCTATTGATAGCCTTTCTATTAGCATTACTTTTAGCCATTAGTTTAAGACCTTCCTCTATAGCAAGTCTCTCCTCTATGCTAGTTCTCTTAACAGGGGCTTCTAAGTCCCTGCAATCACGGCATATATAGCCACGAACTAGTGATTTACTACAGTACTTACATACCGAAGTCTTATCTAGAGCGTTATGAACTGGCTGTACATACTCTCTAACACCATTGAGATTAGGAATACCTGTATCTATAATAGTGTTATTATCCTCATCATATACTTTCTTAGTGCGAGGAACACTTGGTCGCTTATATCTTTTACCCACAATAAACACCTACCTTTCTTATATATGAATAAATAGAAAAGTCAAAATTGACTTGAGAAAAATTTAACACATTTCCCCTTTGCATAGATACTTATTAACTGACAAAATTTGACAACCCCTATGCATAACTCCAGTATGCAGGCATACGATATATAAAAATTTTATACAGAAAAAAAAATAAAAATTATTTTTGTTCAAGCATAGATAGTATAAGTAGTAGTTGTTTAGCAGTGTATATAAATATACTGATGATGATGATGATTGATTGATGCATATTATTATTATTAATTATTATGTATATCATGATATGTATATGCATATGCATAGAGCTGATTGTGGTGTGGTATGAGCTGATTGTGGTGTAGTGTCTTTGTATATCTTATAAGAAAAAAAAACTTATAAATAAAAAAAGGCTACACCCCATAGGGTGTAGCCTTAATATATTAGGACATGTAATCCTGTATTTTACCTGTGAATTTTGAGTTCATAAACGCTTTACATTCTTGTAAAGTCGGTACTTCCTCAAATTGTTCAGAGATAGCATTGGTACCTATCTGTTCCATGAATTTAGTATTCATAGAACCGTCTTTATTAGGGGTATATGCTTTTCTCTTTAGAACTTTGGGATAATTCTCAAACAATTCTTTAAGCTGAAGTACAGCCTCATATTGTTTAAGTATCCCTAAGTTCTTAAATTCTCCCTTAGAGTTGATAGTAGCTATCATGTAACGAGTTTTACCCTCGCTTTCAGGGGAGAATTTAAAGGCGTATTTTCCCCTTAACTTAACGATACGCATATCGCTAGGCGCACCTTTCAGTTTGCTTTTGTATGGGGAAATTACGGCTTCAGTATCAACCGTATAGTATTTTAGTGTGTGCTTACTTACCATTTTAATATCCTTTCTATTAGCTTATAAGTACATAAACCAACATAACATTTGAAGTCAAGTCTAACCGTCTATTAATAAAACTTTAGTTTGCGTTACTTAGTATGTATGAGTTGTCGGTAGTTTTATAATAGAATTTAGACTTTACTCATCTGTTAAAAGGTTGTGCTTGCTACTGCAAGTGCGTTCTTGTTGGGGGTTTATTACTTATAAGATAGAAATAATAATATATAGTAGAATTTTATTAATCTTTGATTTCAAACTCGTTTGATTCTTAATAAAAGGCGTCCCTGAGAAAAGATAGAATACCTTATAAAATAATAACTATAACTAACTAAAAATAAAATAAACTCTAAATAAAATTGGGGGTGGGTGGCTTGGGAGGATACGATTTTACTATATTGGTTTATTTTATTTTTATACTTTAGTCAAACTTGTTTGATTTAGTTGTAGGATATATATTTTATTATTATATGTTTCTTTGAGGGGCACTATATATGGGAAGCATATGAGGAAATAGTTGTATAGATATGGTGTTATTAATAAGGCATGTATATTTAGTACAATATAGGACATTAGTAAGTATATAGTTATGTAGTAGGAGAGAAAGTTAGTATATAGGTTTATATATACAATAACCCCCTCTGCACCATGCGTAATATACAGGTGCATGATATAGGGGGGATTTAACCTGCCGTCCCCTATGTATCATTATGTAAGTAGAGAAAAATATGCTGGTAAATGTGGGGAGTATGGGGGTGGCGTAGTCTTATGTTACAGGCATTTGAACAATCAAGGAAGGTATAGATTGATATCTACACCACCGTTCCCATTGTCCTATCTTAACACACTCACAGTTAAAAAAGAAAGAAATCTTATCTTTTTTATAGTGAGAGTGAGTGCGTAGTGCTAACCCTGTGTCACTCCCTCCCAAACCAGAATGAACTAAAAATAGTAACAAATAAATATGTGAAGTAATAGGCTTTGACCCTAGTTAACACCGTGTAGCTAATCGGCTTGTGTATCCTTTTATGTTCTTACAAATCATTCCTCAGAGCTACTAATTTGTAATACCTGTGTTTATAACTATAGTCCTACTATAATTTAAATACAAATAAGGAAGGAAAAAATGTTTGATTTTAAAGAACAATTAGAAATAGGTAAGCAGGGTGAGAAGTTAGTAAAAGGATATTATGAAGCACAGCAAAGTGAAGAAGGTAAAAATCTATATATAGTTAGAGATGCACGACCTGAGGAACAAGCTAGAGGTGCTGATTTCTTTATAATTAATAACAAACTAGGTTTCAGATATGTAGAAGTTAAAACTGACACACAGGCACAAGATACAGGTAATGTAGCACTTGAGATACAGATAGTACAAGATGATGGTACAAAACAAGCAGGGTGCCAATTTAAAACATTCTCTGACTTTATGTTCTACTGGATTTATCCCAGCAACGAACTTCTTTACTGGCAACCTACTAAGTTATTACCATATCTAATAGATTGGATTATGGAAGATACATACAGAATTGTGGATGCTCAAAATAAAAATTTTTTTTCACGCAATCTTATTGTGCCAATTGACGCAATGCGTGCAACAGGGCTGGTACGCAGCGTATATGTAAGTGCTCATATTTTAAGGGAAGCAGTGTCAGGAAAGGAGGTAAAACCCAACACCGCCTCCAAGGTCTAGTATAATAAAAGAATGGCTAAGTTAATTACAAATTGCTCAAGCTGTGGAAACTTATATAAAATATCTAAAACATCTAAAGTATGTGTTAATCTTGGTTGTATAAAATACAACAAGATAGTTAGGAGAACATATGCCAATAAGCAAAAAAGGCAAAAAAACACGATACAAGGCAAAAGGCAAGAAGAAGTCTAAGTACTAATGCCTAAAATTAAAAAAGGAGAAAACATATTTAATACGCCTGAGTTATTAAAAAAGTGGGCGTTAGAATTATCTGATGCATGTGGCAGTTTACTAGTTAGTAAAAAACCTAATGTAAGTAAAGTAGATGCATTGATAGATAAATTTGTTATGGATTACAATAACAATATGGAAGAGCAGGAAAAATAATAAGTGGCAAAAAATGTAATCTGCGTATCTCCTGATTGTGAGGAGAAGCTACCTACAGGGCAGCGTAAATATTGTTCTAAAACCTGTGCATGGAGAGAACAAAAAAGAAAAGCTAGATTAAAAGAACAAGGTAGAGATTATCAACCTGAAATTAAAGAAGTTAATAAAGGTAAAGTAACACAAGTCAGAAGGGGTGCTTTATACGATAAATTTGTTAATCAAGGATATGCTATTGACTTGATACAAAACAGAATGGATAGACAAGAAATAGCAACTGAATTAGGTTGCACTGCTGCACACATATCAAGATTACTAGGTGCCTTTAAAGAAGATTACGAAAAAGATAAACAAGCTGAAAGTTGGGAAGTGTCCGATGATGCAGCACAATCACTTCAAGATTTTCAAAATTTTAGAGATAGATATTTTTTAACTGAACAAGGCATACCTTTTGAAACAGCAGAGTTTCATCATAACTGGATAAAATCTATTAACAAAGCTTTACTTAATGGTGGTCAGCAAATGATACTAAGTCCACCACGACATGGTAAAACTGAGTTGTTAATACATTTTGTTATTTGGCTTATATGTAGAAATCCAAACATAAGAATTATGTGGGTAGGTGGTAATGAAGATATTGCTATGAACTCTGTAATGTCTGTTATGGATACATTAGACCAAAACGAAAAACTTAAAGAAGATTTTTGTGGACCAGGTGGTAGCTTTAAACCTGCAACTAGAGCAGGAAAGATGTGGTCTAGAAATGGCTTTACTGTATCTACAAGAACTGTATCAGGTATAAAGTCACCTACAATGATTGGTATAGGTAGAGGAGGTAAGATACTTTCTCGTGACTGTGATTTAATTATTGCAGATGACATTGAGGACCACAGTTCTACTATGCAACCTGCATCAAGAGAGAATACAAAAAAATGGTGGACTACAACATTAGGTTCTAGAAAAGAGGAACATACAGCTATGGTTCTAATAGGTTCTAGGCAACACCCTGAAGATTTATATTCAGCAATATTAGAGAACGATGCTTGGGAACATATTGTAGAAGAAGCACATGATAGCATGTGTATTATAGCAGAGTTTGATGAAGAAGAACATTACGAGTGTATGCTTTGGAAAGATAAGCGTAGTTTTAAATGGTTAATGAATAGAAAGAAAGATGCTATGACTACTGGTGGTCTTAAAAATTTTGAAATGGTTTATTTAAACAAAGCCTTTAATGATAGCCTTAGATTATTTAATCCTGAACAAATACAAGAATGTTATGACCCTAATATGCGTTTAGGTTATATACCTCAAGGTTCTTACTTAGTAGCAGGACTTGACCCTGCAGCTACAGGTTATCAAGCAGGATTTCTTTGGGCTGTAGAAACACACAATGGTGAAATTAAATTAACAATGGTAGATTTAGAAAACCATCAAGGTGGTGGGCTTGAAGAAGCTAGGAACTTAATAAAGTTGTGGTATGAAAAATATAATTGTTACCATTGGATAATTGAAGAAAATGGATTTCAAAAAGCTATTAGACAAGATAAAACTACTAGAGAATACGCAAACACTATGGGTATAAAATTAGAAGGACATGAAACTCATAAAAATAAATGGGATGAAAGATTTGGTGTAACTGCTCTTGCTCCTATGTTTTCTGATAAAATGATTTCGTTACCTTTTGCAGATGCTGATGCACAGAGTAAGACAATCGCTTATACAAAACAGCTTACATACTTTGCAAGCAAAAATTCTGCGAGAGGTAAAGCTAAATCAGATATAGTTATGGCAAGTTGGTTCCCAATGAAAGTTGTTAGAACCTTGACAAAATTAGCTTATTCTGATATGGCAATAGATTACAAACCAAGCTTTACTGGTTATAATGAAAGCAGCTGGAATGAAGCACCATGGAGATAAATGAAACCTAAAGATATTATAGACCGAGCAATAACTTTGAAACAAATGCATGATGATGTGTTGTTAGATAGAAGTAGATTTCGTTCAATATTAAATGGTGGAGAAGATGGCATAAGAGAATTACTTGGACCAGGTTTAGATAATAACGAAGCATACGCTATACCTGCTCCTAACTTATTGTTATCTGCTTTAGATAGACTTGCACAAAAATTAGGTAAACCACCAACATTAGATGTGCATATTACAAATGGTAGAGATAGTTCTAGAAATAAAATTAAAAAAGAAAAGCTAGAAAGAATAGTATCTTCATACGATAGAATGCAAAATATTGATGGTCAATTGCCACAAGTAGCTAGATGGTTACCTGGTTATGGGTTTGCTGTATGGGTCATTACAACTAAAAAAGATATAGATGGTAATTTATATCCAACAGCAGAATTAAGAAATCCATACGATTGTTTTCCTGGTTATTTTGGTAACGGTCAAGACCCACAAGAATTAGCTATTATACAAAAAGTTCCTGTTAAAAATTTAATTGAATTATATCCTGAACTTAGGTCTTTCTTTAATGCTAAAGAACAAGATGCTTCACCTAACTACAGTGCGTATAACATGCACTATGGTGATGATGGTAGTTGGGAAAACTCAAACGAAAGCGGAGATGTAATACTTGAGTACATGAATATAGAAGGTACTTATGTAGTACATGTTGCTTCTAAAAAGATTGTAGACTTTGTACCTAATCCATTAAAATCAGGTCCATCATTTGTAGTAGCTAAGAGATACAGCTTTGATAGATTACAAGGTCAGTTTGACCAAGTAATTGGTTTGATGGCTCAATTAGCAAAAATAAATATTCTGTCATCTATAGCTATGGAAGATGCAGTATTTACAGAAACAAATGTTGTTGGTGAAATAGAAAGTGGTCAATATCGTAAAGGTAGAAACGCTATAAACTATTTGTCACCAGGCTCACAAGTTATAAGACCTGCTACAAATTTACCGTATCAATTATTTGAAAGTGTTGGTAGATTAGAAAGACAGCTTAGAGTTGTGGCAGGATATCCTGTACAAGATGATGCTATATCCCCTAACTCATTTGTTACTGGTAGAGGTTTAGAAGAATTACAAAGTGGTGTTGGTCAAATGGTTACTGAATACCACACAATATTAAGTAAAGCTATACAAGATGTTGATAGTAAAAGATTAGAGCTTGATGAAGTATTGCTAGGTAAAAAAAGAAAGCCATTGTCAGGTACATACAAAGGTGCAGCTTTTGCAGAATTTTATACACCAAAAAATGATATAGATAAAAATTATGTTACAAGAAGAAAATATGGAGCTATGGCTTCATTTGATGCACCTAATAAAATAATTACAGGGCTGCAATTATTACAAGCAGGTATTATTGATAGAGAAACTATGCAACAAGAAATGGATGGTTTAGAAAATATTACTGTTATTAATGAAAGAATTACAAGACAAAAGTCAGAGGACATTATGGACCAAATGTTAATACAAAAGTCACAACAAGGTGACAATACAGCAATGATGGCTATTGTAGAAATTTATAATAATCCTAAGAAAAAAGGTGAAATACTTGAAAAATATTTTTCTGCACAAGGAGAACAGCCTAGTCCTGAAGAAGCTATGATGATGCAACAACAACAGATGCAACAACAAGCTGGACCTCCAAATTTATCAGCTATGTTAGGTGGTGGCTAATGGATGAATTTGCAGAAATAATAGCAAGAAACTTTCCTGAACAACCTATGTTTGAACCTGAAATGTATGAGATAAATGGTACTGAAGAAACTTTTACAGTATTTTATGCACCAGGTGTTGGAAGAATTGACATAACATTTACCCCTGATTTTTAATATGAGTAGAAATAGAAACAAAGCAGATTACAAAGCAGAAGATTTTAAAGGTCAAGCTAAAGAATTAGAAACCTTACAAGACGCTGCACCTATAGAGGTAGCAGAAGAACCACCAGTTCCTGCTCCTTCACAAGAACCAATGCCACAAGTTAATTTAGCAAATGCAGTTGGTGATGCAACAGCTCCAAACCCTGACCCACTTGCTAGTCCTTTAGCAGGATTAAATCAAGGTAGATTTGAGCAAGCACCTGATGCAGATATGATTTTACAAGAAATGTATAGGGTATTACCAAGTGCAGAAATAGCAGCTTTATTAAAACAGATGTAGGAGATTTATGGCTGAAATAAGATGGTGGTGGACATCTCCTCTAACTGATGAGTATGAAAACCAAAAACAAGAAGAACGAATAGAACAATCTGCTATATTGGGTCAGTTATTTAATGCTGCTCCTGATAAAGCAAATAATTTAAGAAACCTTGTTAATGAACATTTCTATTTACCAAAAGATGTTCTTGTAGGTTCTGCACTAATGGATTTAACTACTGATAGTCCTGAATTATCTACCATTGTAGAACGATGGTTAGATGTAGAAAAGACTTGGTGGGACAGAACTAAAGCTGTTGGTAGAGGAGTTATAAGAACTGCATTTACTGCATTTGATAGTTTGCAAGATGAGATTGTTAAGAAACCAACACTTGCATATCAAAAATTTCTTAATGATAAGAAATGGAATGATGGAGTAGGTTTAGCTGGTGCTACTTTGCAACTGCTTACAAGTCGTGAAGCAAGAAATGATTTACAAAATATTAGACAAGAACTAGGTCCTTCAGTAGGTAGAGAAGCTATTACTTCTGCAATGAAAGGTGAAAAAGTAAATTTAGGAGAAGGATACTTTGCTAACTCTACATTAGCTGAAGATACAGATGTTTATAAAGAATTAGTTGGTAGAGGTGCAGACCCTGAAGAAGTTAAAAAAATTGTACAAACTTATTATGGTCAAGACATTACAAATTCTGAAAGAATGCGTGATGAAGGTTTAACTATACAAAATAGATTTGGTACAACTAAATTAACTCCTGCTGCTGGTTTAGTCAGTAATATTATTGAACCTGGCACAAAATCATACAACATAGTCACAGGAGTTATTGATGGTGCTTATACTTTATTAGCTGACCCATCAATACTTGTAGGTAGCTATTTATCTAAAGCTGGAAAAGCTACAAGAAGTTTAAGTCAAGCTGATGCATTAAAAGGTGCAGGTATTATAGACAAAGCTGTAAGAAAAACTGTACATATACCAAGTGCTACAGATTATTTAGCTAATTCAAAAGGTGGAATGTTTATAGTTGACCAACTTATTAAAGCTGACAATTTTGATACTGTAGGTAGATTAATGAAGAACCAAGGTGATGCAGTATTACATAAAAAATTAAAACAAGCTACAACAAGAGATGAAGTATATGATGCACTCATACCTGCAATAGAAGGACTAGAAGTAACTAAAAGATTAGACCCAACATCTTTGTTTTTAAAAGGCAACCTATCTAGTAGATTAGGTAAGTTAGTTGGTGGTGAGTATGGTGAAGCTGTAGGTTTATCAGGTGCTATTAAAAAATCACAATCAGAAAGTGGAGTAGCTAGATTATTTCAAGGTTTTCCAGTACCAAAATTAAATGTTAAAGATTTAAATCAATCGTTTTTTGATTTAAAAGATTGGATGAGATTTGCAAAAGTAGATGATGATATCGCTGAACCTGTGTTAGATAAGTTAGCAGAATTAGCTGAAAGCAGAATATTAAATCCTAACAAAGCACAAGCTATGCAAAATATGGGTGACATATTAGATATTTGGAATGATGTATTAACACATATTGGTCAAAAGTTTGAAGCTATTGATTTACCTCCACAGTTAGTCAAAGGTATAAAAAGATGGATGGCTAGTGTAGATGAAACACATAAATATTTTGTTAATGAATTAGGACAAAGTGAATGGTTTCCTGGTTCTAAGTTTGACAGTATTAATACAAACATGCGTAAATACTTTGGTGAAGAACTAGATGAGGCTGATGCTTATAACATAATATCTAGAGTTATATCTAAATATAAAAAAGATAGCAATGTTGTTGATGATGAAGTACAAGATTTAGTTAATAAGTTAAGAGATATTGCTGATAGTCCTAATGAACAAGTACATAAAACTTTAGTAGATGAAGTTACTAGTGGTTATTATCCAGGTGCTGAAAGAGAAGCATTAGAGATAGCAGATGAGATAGGAATAAGAACAAGTGGTAGAGTTCCCTACGGACATACTGCTGTTGATGCAAAAGTAGACCAAGACTTTTTATCAGAAGAAATACGAACTAGTGGTGCAAAAATATTTAGCATGGGATACAAAATGCGACCTGAAGAAACAATTGATTTAGGTAAAGAAGGTTCTACATTTGCAAGAGTATTAGCAGGTAAAAGAACATCTACTACAAGACATGCTGCTGGTTGGGCAAAAGAAGGTGGAGTTCCAAAAACAGGAGAAAAAATATATTTTAAAAATTATGAAGATGATGTAGTTGGAGTAACAGTTACAAATGTACGAACATTACCTCGTAATTTATTTACAAGTCCTGAACACAGACCATTGTTAGATGACATATTACAAACAGAAGGTTGGACAGAAGTAGAGTATGCATATCGTCTTAGAGATAGAGTAGAAAGTGGTAAAGCTATTCGTGTTGAATTTCAAATTAATGAAGGTTCTAGATATGATAGTTTATCACCAAGAATGAAAAATTTAAATTTAACTGATATGAGAGGTGTAGATGAATACAACGCACAAGTAGCTTTGAATAAAGCTAAAGAAGGTTTAGCAATTGATATCAGTAATGATATGAAAAATTTATCTAATAGACAAAGAAGAAGAGCACAATATCTAATAAAAGAAGTAGAACAAACTGAAAAAGCATTAGAAAAAGTAAGAAGTGCTCGATTAGATTTAGATAGACAAATAATGCAAACTCCTGATAAAGCAACAAAGGGTGATGAATATGTAGAAGTTTATTCCAAACTTTCAAAAGATGATGAATCATTAAGACTATTACTAGTTAAAGACAGAGATGAACTTTATGAACTTGTACCTAACTATCGTAAAGTAGATGACTTGTCTGCATCAAAAGATATTTATGACCCTGATTATTGGAAACAAGATTTTGGAATTGTTGACCCTAAAGGTGACAATATGGGTCAAGCAGTTAAATATAATATAGATACAAGTGATGCAACAATAATTTTCACTAAGAAAAGATACTATGGAGATGGTAAAAAACAATTTCCTCAATCAAAAAATTTGCAAAAAATACAAAACTATTTAAATGATGGTAAATGGGAAGAACCTAAAAGTTCTAATTTAGCATCAGGTGTTTATCAAGGCAATAAGCCATATGTCATAATTGAAGTAGGTAAAGCTGGTCAATTAGGAAAGCAAGATATTGTTAAGTACCAAGACTTTCTTTTCAAAAACAAAGTTAAAAAATTAAATATAGTTGGTGACCAGTTAATTGAAAATGATGAACTATATGATGTATTTAACAGATTAATGTTTTATAGAACTAAAGGTACTGCTATTACTGTAAATAAATTATTAAATGTTATAGAAGAAAACATTGACCAATTAAGAAAAGTAGATATGGATGATGCTGAACCTGAAGATATTCTTAATGAAGTATTAGAAGAATTTAAGAATACTAGTGCAGGCAAATCTGTAGATACTGCGTATGAACCTAGAGCTACAGCACACTTACTATCTGAGTATTGGGACGAAGGTTATATTCCTATGCCTGACGCTAGGTTATTTCTAAGAGTATTTAGACCTATGAGAGATTTAAGTTTAAGACTTACAGGAAGGCATAAGAAGATGCCTGTTGATGAATATGAAAAACTATTAGCAAAACCTGTTGCAGATTTAGCAAAAATAGAATTATCTACTGATAGAACATTTGTAGAAGAAGTAAGAAGATTAGTTGGTAAAACAAGAATAAGAATAAAACTAGATTCAGATGCTGAAAATGTAGCAAACATATCAGAAGGTATGCTTACTATGATTGGTGATGGTTACATGCAGAGAATATGGAAACCATCTGTACTTCTTAGACCTGCTTGGGTAACAAGAGTTGTAGGTGAAGAACAAATTCGTATGTGGGCAGATGATTTAGATAATGTATTTGCACACCCATTATCATCTCTTGCTTGGATACTTGGTAGAAAACCACAAAGAAATAGACAGTTATTTTTAAAGACTAGAGAAAAATCTCGTGATTATTTATCTGAACAATGGGGTCGTGGTGGTAAAGATATATTAGATGAAAGTTTAGAGAACAGTTTTTATCATCAAGAAGCAATGTCTAATACGCATAATGGTGTGTTGTTTGGTGTAAATCCTAAAAGAGCTAGAGGATTTACGCTAGTAGGAGTTGGTGGTAAAGGTTGGAATACACATTGGGCATCAGAGTTATTACAACTAGTAGATGACCCATTAGCATCTAAGATAGCTGCTATTACTTTAGACCCTGTACAAGATGGTCAAAAATTTAAAGTTGCATTAGATGATATTAAACAAAGTTTTTGGAACGGAGAATTAAAAGAATGGAGAATGGCTTTTGTAGGTAACGCAGATGATATGGGCAGAGCATCTAAAAAACTTATACTAGAAAACAGAGCACACGCTGATAGTTATATAGATAGTATTGTTGCTAGATTACATGTTAAAACTGGTGGTACATATGAAGCATTTGAAATTGTGCCTGGTGGTACACCTAAGTTAATTTCATCTAGAGATGATGCAAGGATATTACCTGCAGTAACAGATATTAAAAATCCTATTAGATATGATATTAAAACTAGTGGTGATAAAGAATTAATAGCACATATAGCAGGTGGTGCAGACGAGACTACTAATGTTGTACAAGTATTTAGTAAAAAGAAAAATGATTACCAAGATATTACTTTAAGTAGAAATATGACTAGAAGTGAATTTAGAGTTTACTCTACTTGGTTAAAGAATTTTAAAACAGATGTTTTAGATGGAAGTCTTATAAAGTTTAAAGCATCACGATTTGAATTAGGTAGTGATAAGTTATCTGAATATGATAAAGTTCTTGAAACATTCTTTAGTACTTTAATGGGTGCATCAACAAATGAACTATCTAGGTCTACAGCATTTAGACAGTACTACTGGAGATTTATTGAAAGTATTTATGCAAATATGGATGATGCATCTAGAGCTGTGATACTTAAACAAGCTAAATCAACAATGGGTGTTGGAGAAACTAATAGATTAATTCCTGGTTCAAGAGCTAAAAAATATGTAGATAGTCTAGAGAATATGGGTAAAGCAGATATATCTAAAATGATAGGCATTGATGATTTAGAAAGTGTAGATGATTTAGCAAAAGCTTATGCATTAAACGAAACTAAGAGTTTGCTATATGATTTAAATAATAGACATGTTATATCAGATATGTTAAGACTAATGTTCCCATTCGCAGAAGTATATATTGAGATAGCTGGTACTTGGACTAGATTACTTAAAAACCAAAAGACATTATTCGGTAGAAAAGTACAGCGTACAGTAGAAGGGTTTAGAGATACAAGCATATTTGGTGAGAATGAAGATGAAGGTTTCTTTACTAGTGACCCTAGAACTGGTGAAGAAATGTACAACATAGCTGGATTTGGATTAAATAATAAACTTGACAGAGAACTTAATCCTGACACAGAAGATGCTTCTGCAGTTAATCCTATAACAGGTAGAAATGATTTAGAGGCACCACAAATAAATACAAGAATAGAAGGATATGCAAGCGGTTTGAATATGGTTGCTGGTTCTATTATTCCAGGAGTTGGTCCTATAGTTCAATTGCCTGCATCAGCTGTATTGCCATCTACAGAAGGTATTGACCAAGCTATATTCCCATATGGTAGACCTGCTTATAAAGTAACTGACCCATCATATTGGGTAGACGCTACACTACCTTCTTGGATTAATAAACTTCGTGCTGCTAATGGAAGTACAAGTAGTCCTGAATTACAAAGAGCTTACGCTAATAGAGTAAAAGAAATACAAAGAGCTATGTTTACTACTGGTATCTATGATGATAGTAGTCCAGAAGCAGAACAAGAAAGTTTAGAAAGAGCTAAGAAATTAGCTAATTCAATGTTGAAGTACCAAGCTTTTATACAATTTGTTATGCCTACAGGTGCAACAGTTAAATATGAATATGAAGTTGGTCCTGAAGGTGCTGCATTCTTAGACCCATTTAAAGTTAAAGAGAATGACCCTCAGCATAAGTTTTTTGCTGATACTTTATTTGCAGATGCATACTACCAAATGTTAGCAAAAAGAAGTGGTGATAGAGTTGCAGCAATAGCAGACTTTATAAAGATGTTTGGATTTGACCCTACAGCATTAACTACTTCTAAATCTAAAGCTATACAACCTACTACTTATACAACTGAAGGTGGATATTTTTATAAGCAAAATAAAGAACTTATGGATAGACACCCTGATGTTTCTTACTATCTGTTTCCAGATAGTCCTTTAGATGAGTTTGATTATCAAGCATGGGCTGATGCTTTTACACAAGGTAAGAGAATAGACTTATCACCTGAAGAATTTCAAAGAAGCGTAAGACAAGCTCAAGGTTCATTAGCTTATGAAAACTTTAGAAGATTAATATTAGATACACCTTACTATCAAGGTTTTTCTATAGATAAAAAATTTGAAGCATTGTATATGTATAAATTAAATTTACAAGAACAATTTCCTGGTTATGGTACTACTTCTACTACACCTACTCCTTTAGATACAGATGCTAAGATTAAAGCCTTTAATCAGTTACTAAATGCAGAAGCAGGTAAAACTGTAAAACTACCTAATGGTGAAACAAAATTTATAGAACAATTAGATGTTGTTCAAGGTGCAATGAAATACATAATGGCTAGAGAAAAATTGCTTAAAGGATTAAAATATGAATACGGTGCTAATGCTACTTTGTATAGAGCAGAAGCTACTAAACAAAGACAGTATTTAAGTTTGTTAGCTAAACAGTTAATGATGCAGCACCCTGATTTCTACTATATATGGTATGATATATTCCGTAGAGAGATTGAAGAACAAACTACATTTGGAGCATATAACTAATGAGTGAAGAAGTAAAACCACAACTTACTGAAGAAGAAATAAAATTATTAGAGGATATATTAAACAATAGAAAAAATGTTCCTTATGAAGATACTAAAACTTCTGTTCTTGATATAGCTAGAGATATTAAACAACAATTCCAATCTGGCGTAGAAGAAGCTGACTTTGACGAAGAAGAGTTTTTAGAATTTTGGGGAGTCTTTGCTTGGATACCAAATATGGTTTGGAATGAAATAGTATATAAATCTATATTAAAACCTGGAGTAGAAGCAGTTACAGAGGTAGGTCAAGCTCAGATAGATGACCCTGCTCCTGATAGACAACAAGAACAAGGTATGAGTTATACCAAATGGACTAATATGATTTCTTATTCCTTAGGTAGAAGATACGATGAATTAGAACCTGAAGTAAGAGAAGGATTAGATTTAATATATAACACAGTAGACCCTGCTAGTTTAGACGAAATATCAAGTATGGCTGGACAACATCACGAGGCTATGATTGATGCAGTTATTGCAGGTAAAGACCCTAGAGATATAGTTATTACTGTAGATGATGCAAATATGGAAATACTTGCTGAGTATTCATCAGAAGCAGATTTGTCATACAAAGCTTATTTAGAAAAAGAAGCAAGAGAAAATGGATACAGAGATGCAGTATTGACATTAACTGACGAAGCTTTTGCGACAGGACAGAGAGCACAGTTAGAAGAAGGTATCATTACTCCTGAAGAATATTTAGATAATGTAGATAAAAGGTTAAGAGATTTAGACATAGATGTAGAAGCATATCTTGAAGCACAAGATGCTGGTGCATTACCTCCAGGTACAATGGGTGCACCGCAAAATGAATTTATGGAAGTAATTGATGACCCTTTCTTGCAAGTTAGTGCTTTTAATTTAGGTCAAACTAATTATTACGGACTAGGAGATGTAGACCTTAAAGGACCTGTATATTCTAATACAGATGAAATACCATTGTATGAGTATGGATTAGGGAGACAGTTGTTTGCAAATGCATCTGCTGAAGAAATTATGGAAGTACAACTTTTATTAGTAGAATCAGGTTTCTTAAAACCATTTAGTTTTGTTTATGGTGTACTTGATAACAATGATGGTGGAACTTTACAAGCTATAGAAAGTGCTATGTCTAGATTTAATATTAATGGAGAAGCTGTAACAAGAGAAGACTTGTTAAGCATAATGTCATTACCAGGTGCCACACCACAAAACTTAACAGTATTTATTAAAGAGTTTTATAAAGATACATTAGAAGATTATGCATTTGGTACTAATAATTTTGAAACTTCTGACAGTTATGGAGTTAATTACAATAGTGTATTTACATACATTAAACCAAACTTTAATGATTCTAAGAACACTATAGGGGCTGCTATTGAAAGAGGATTAGGTAGACCTGCAAGTACTAGCGAAATTGAGGCTTATGTAGATTACATAAACAAAATTTCTTATGATTTACAAAAAGAAAATTTTGCTATTAATCAAAGAAATATAGATAAACAAATTGAAGCAGAAAGACAAAGGCAAATGGCTTCAATGCAAGGACAACCATATGATAATGAAGTTGTACTTGAACAACCGTTATCTGGTGAAAATATGGGACAAGCATTGTATTCAGGTTTTAACGATTTTGTAAAAGAACAATATGGAGGTTTACTTGAAGGCAATCAACAAGCAGCTCTTTATAATAATGCTTTTGTTAATATGCTTAATTCAATGTCCAATCTTGGCAGATACAGTCAAGGAGGATAGTTTGAAAAACGAATATAATATTGACGAACTATATTGGTTAGTGCAAGCAGCTACAGCATTTTTAACACAAGATGGATTTGAATTTAAAGAAAGCAATGGTCCAGTTAAGAACCCAACAGACCCAGGTGATGCTGCTTATTTAGTATCTATTGCTTTAGCTGAACACGGTAATAATGAAAGCAAAGTAGCTTATAGTAAAAAAAGTAACATAACAAATGTTGTTGATGGTGTCGTTACAGATGATTGGGGATTGTGGCAAATTAATGATGGTAAAGAAATATTAGAATACCTTACATCAACATCGCCACATACTAATTCTAATATCACTATATTTAAAAATAAAAGTAGAGCAGAGTTTAAAAAAATGATGTTGAATCCTTTTTATAATGCTATTGCTGCAGTTGCTGTAGCACAACTTGAATCTGATGACAATGGTTCTAATTTTAGTGAAGAGTTTCAAGGTGTAAATAATTGGTCTACTGTTAAACAAAAAAAGATTATGATTTTAGAACCTTTGCAACAAGTAAGTTCTATTGCAGGAAAAATGGAAGTACAACAACAAATGACAGACAAACACTTAGAATACTGGGATGAGATATTTCAATCAGATATAAAGAATATAAAACCAGCAGATGAAATAATAATAGAACCTCGACCTCAAGTAGAAGAAGAGCCTGTAGATTTTATGTCTAATATGGTTGACCTTTTAAAGAAAGCAAATCAAAAAAGAGAAGATAAAAGAAATGAAAATGTTACGACTGACCCTTTGTTTAAAAACATAATGGAGGGAGGTTATTATGACATTACCTAAGGAAAAATTAAAAGAACTTATTCAAGCATCAAAAAATAAAATGGATATTGAAAAACAAATTCGCATAATAGAAGATATTAAAAATGATAGAAGACCTTAAAAAAAAGTTAAAAGATATTCATTTAGAAATTGCAAAACTAAAAGATGAAATAACTCGTGAAGAATTTGGTGACCTTGGCCATCAAGCTCAAGAAGATGCCGTAGGTGAATTAGAATATCTCGAAAATAGTGCAAAGGAATTGGAAAAAGAAATTAATAGGCTGCAACAGCAGGATACAATTGGTGGAAGAACTTTAGATAACGCAAGGTTAGCAGCTGAATTTGACGAAGCAGGATTAACAGTTGAAGATTTAGGATTTGTAACTGAAACTACTCCCCGCACCATGTGGGTTAGTAATCAGCCTGTCCAGATACCTTCATCAAATTACGATAATCTTAAACCTGTAGATACTCCAGAAGCAGTAAAAGCTTTAGAAGAATTAAAGTTTCTTGAAAAACACATAGAAGAAATAAATAAAAAATTAAAGGCAATCGACAAATTAATTTATGATGAAATTGGTCCTAGTCCTAAGAACAAAGAACAAAATGATAGATTAGCTGCAGCACTAGATAAAACAAAAGCTTATAAGTTATACCTCGTACAAATAGATTACCGTATTGCAGACCTAGAACAAGTAGTAGAAGGTGCCAAATTAGGAGACTGGAAAGAGCAACAAGCTGAAGCAGCTAAAGCAGCAGGAGTTGAACCGCCAGAAAATATTGATTTATTAACTAGATGGAATGGTGTATTGTCTGATGAAGATATATTTAAACAATATGAAGAAGCAAAAAAAATTGAACGACCTTTAGAACAAAGAGCATCGCTAAGTTTTGTAGAAAGTCAAGATAAATCTAAACAGGCAAAAACATTAGATTTCTTTGATAATTTGACTAAGAAATTTGATGAATTTATAGCTAATAGACCTACCGACACTACTACATTTACAGGCAACAACCCTACTGGGCATACATTTAAATGGACAATTTGGAATGATAAAATTATATATATAGATTTAATGATGATTAAACCTGAAAGGCAAGGAGAATTTGCAACATCACGAATGATTTTTGAAACTATTAATTGGATGGAAAAAGAGGGTATGCATATTGTAACACAGCCAGCTAATGACTGGGTTTATAAATCTATGGTAAGAAATGGTGGAAGGGATATAGGAGACGGACATATTTATTTTGGTACTGATATAAAACAATTCGAAAAAGATTGGTTAGCTTTATATAAGCCAGGTGTCTACGGTCCAGCCAACACATATATGGACCAGTATGCAAACTTAGTAGAATTATATACTCAATTAAATCCAGAACAAAAAAAGAAATATATGGAAATAGTAAATCAATCTAATTTAGATAAGAATGAAATGGCTTTAGTTGATTCATATGTAAAAGAGATTGGTATTGATAATGTAGATTTTAAAAACTTAGACCTATGGCGAATGAGCACAGCATTCAGGGTTGCAAGAGAAGAGATGTCAGCACAAGATTATTTTAAAATACGAAATACAGGTAAATTAGAACAATTATTAAAAGGTCTTGATGAAGCAGACAATATTTGGAATTGGATGCTTTCAACTGAAAGTGGTGTTAAATTTTTGTCAGAATCATTATTAGAAATGGAAGCACTAAATGTAGATACATCTTCTGAAAAATATACGGATTCTGAAAAATTAAGAACAGTTCTTGAGCGTAGATTAAAAGATAGAGGTCTACTTAATGATGTAACATTAAATGCAAAAGAACAAGAAAATTTGTTGTATTCATTTGGAAGACAAGGTTCACCATACGATATATCCGACCCAAATGGATGGTATCTTGACACACATCAATGGAATTTCAAAGTTACTGATGCTGATTTAGAAAGTTTTAAAAAATTATATGACCCTGAATTTCGTAAATCTTTTTTACAAAATTTACTAGGTTCTGAGATTCTTGGACCAGAGATATCCCCAGAAGAAATATTATCCGAAATGTTTGAAGCGTATAGAACAGCAATAGAAAGTGATTCTAAAGTAAAAGTTTTTGAAATCAGAAGAAAATATAATAATATATTAAGGCGTTATTTAACAGGTTTAGATTATTTACAAAGTGAAGTTATTACTATAGATTCTCACCCCACACTAGATATTCATAATCAAGTACTTAATGTTTATCACGCATCTACACCTATTAATGCAGCATTAGGATTTAGAACACCAGAATGGGATAGGGATAGTATGGGTGGAAGAACATCTGGTCACGGTAGTAATACATACTTTGCTACAGGTTCTAATTACACACAAGACTACAGAGGATTTGGTGGTGTAAGATTAGAAGGAAGAAGTACTTATGTATATCAAATAGATTTAGATGCAAGTGGAATTGCTAATGAAAATATACTAAATTACCATAGACCTATGTCTACGCAGCTTACTGAAAGTTTATTAGATAGTGTAAAGTCTGGTATGAGTACTAGATATTACGAACAAGCAGTTCCAAAAATACAAGAATTTTTAGCTACAGACTCGGGACGAAGTTACAATGAATTTAAATTTTTTTTGCAGAGAGAAGTAGGATTTAAGATGCCTTTATCTTGGTGGGTAGACCAACTTAAAGATGCTGGTATTAAAGTTGTATATCATAGTGAGACAGGTAGAGGAGATAGACAGCCTACTAGAATATTAAGTTCAGATGGTCCTGTTACAATTAAAGGAGGTCCTAATACTCGTGGTAGGAATGAAGAAGAGTTATTATTTTTAGAACCAGAAACATTAGAGTATGAAGTAAGAGAATTAAGAAACACCTCAGGTGCTACACAGCAAACGCATAGCCAAATTAGTGATGATGATATTATACCTTTTGATAAAAAGAATGCAATGAAAGATTTAATAGGTGGATATTATAATCGTTTGAGTGATACTATAATAAGAGATTTTCCAGGCAATGCGTATTACTTAGAAGATTTACTTAGAGAGTTTAATACAGAGATAAGAAATAGACCTCCTAACCCTTTATATGATGAGTATGTTCAACAATTAGAAAGTGTAATTAAACAAGTTAGAAATCTTATTGATGAACAAGGACTAACAGGAAAACAAATATTACATCACATTGATTTTGATAAACTTACACAAGATGTTGGTGGTGGTAATATTACCTTTCTTCACCATAGAAAAACTATTGAGTCAAATCTTGGGTATGCAGACTTACCAGAATATCAAGCTGGAACAAGAGTAGATTCTGATGACATACTTTATAGATATGAATTAAATAAATACAATGTACAAGTTAAAAAGTTTTACAAGGTAATAGCAAATGATATGACCGAAGAAAAATTACATTTAGTAGGGGAAGACGGTATAAAGATAGAAACTTATTACGATATTGATTTTATTTACGATGAAAACATAAACAACCCTCATACTCGACCTCAAGCAGAGAGACTAACATATATAAGAGAAAGAATAAATAGAGTTCAAGCTTATGTAGAAAGTTTAGGCAAAGCATTAGAAGTCTCACCTACTAGTCCTACACAAGGATATCAACAGTCAACATTGTTAAATGAACTACTAACAAATCAACATACTGATAGAGTTTTAAGAATACCAGTATATTACAGAAACAATGAAGGTGTACCTCTAAACCCAGAAGATATAAGAGCTGGATACAATAAAGGTAGAAGACCAATAGTAAATCCACAAGGAGATATTGAATATTTAGACTTAGTAGAAGATTTGTTTACTACACGAAATACAGGTGGTTCTATTACTTTTGCTTTAGATACATACTTAAGAGACGATAATACCTTTTATCAAATGACAGGAGAAAAAATTAAACCTGGTGCAACAGATAATTTTTTTCAAATAGAAGTTAATACTAAAAATATAGTTAGCTTACAACAATTAAAGACAGGTGGATGGTTAACAAACTTTAATATAGAAGCTGCAGCAGATGCATTTAATTTACCTAGGTATAAATTATTAGAATATTTAGAAGAAGCAGGTTTAGTTAAAAGACCAAGAAGTAGTTATGAAATAGTAGGTGATAGTTTTTTTGGTACACAAACAGAATTTGGTGAGGCAGATATTATAAATGAAAAAACTGTTAAGTTAGCTAAGTTAATTAGTCCAAATAAAGAAGTTGAATTAGTTATAAATAAACTTTTAAGGGCTGCTGGTATTGAAGGTTATGTAAATCAACCGTTCCTTAATATGAAAGATTTGTTAGCTGAAGGTGAACGCACATCAACTTTTATTACTTTGTTTGACCCTAATGACTATGCAGGTGTTGGTAAACATATACCTGTTTTAAGACTAGATAATTGGGAAACAATGGGAACGAATATGAATCAGTTTGAAACAGTTCTAGGTCAAGACACACCAGCATTAACTAGGTATGAAGATTTAAATATTGCTTACGACCAAAGAGTACTAGATGAAGGATTCGAAAGCCGTCTATTATTTGATAAAGGATTTAATGCTGCCGAAAGAGAAGCATTAGGTTTAACAGGTGAGATAGGAGATTTAGTAAATGACAATATATTTGATAAGCACACTACACAAAGGGTAATAGAAACTGGTAATTTAATAGACGATGTAGCAGCTATTAATGATGCTACTGATATGGTTATATCACAAATAGAGTGGGGGGAACCAATAACAGAAGAAGAGCTTGCTGAGAGTATAAGAAAAGCTATAGCAGAAGGTAAATACATAGACCTAGAACTTTTAACTAGAAGAGGTAGAGCAAAAGCTTTACTTAACAAAAAGATTGTACAATTTATAAACTACAAAGGTAAAGTTGGTGCTGGTATTGCCTTCCTAGATTATTTTGAAATAATAGCTCTTGCAGCAGCTGCTTCTTATGGAGCTAGAGATTTAACAGTACCTAGGTTTCATGACCATCTTTTTGACTTGACTAAAGGAGTATTAGGTAAAGAATATGATGTAGATAGCTTAGAACTAGATATGGAAGAGTTTAGTAAATCTATGGAGATTGCAGATAAAGTTTCTCCTTTAAGTCATTTATATAGAAAGATAGCTGATAGACCTTTCTGGCAAACAGTAGGAGATTTTGATTGGATGGTTAGATATGGTGATGGAGGCTTTGGTCCTAAACCAATTAATCCATATAGACAACCTAGCATAGTAGAAGGTTTAGCACCTGCATTTATTGCAGGTATAACTCCATATTTATATATGAGTGATGTAGCTCAACCTTACGAAGGACAACCACCTATGTCAGATATAGCTTTGATTACAAACTATAATATGCCTGCAAATACGGAAATCAGACAAGTTACTGCTGGAGAAGCTGAGTATATGGATGCTTCTCCTTGGGGTAAATTTTGGTTACAATTTAAAGATAACTATAAAGATTGGAAACATAAAAAAATAGAAGAAGAGAAAAACCCTTTTTGGATGGGAGAACATACACCTGCTGTGATAAGAGACGATAATCCTTCTATGGGTATATACGAAAAATATGGTGTACCAAAAAAGAAATGGTATGATATAGGAAGGAGTTGGTAATGTCAGAAAATGATTATGTTTTTATATTAGGACCAGATAATACTATTATATCTATAGCTAAGTCACTAGTTCCACAAGGTGAAACTTTCTATGCTACTAGAGAAGAAGCATTACAAAAAATAGTAGATGATGGTATGCCTGCAGGATGGATGCATTCTAATAAGCCTGTAGCAGATTATGTGTATACAAAGAATGGAGTTGTTTATTTCTTATATGATGTATCTTCCGCTGTAGGAGGAACAGCTACAACATACCTTGAATACGAAGCAACTGGTTTAAGTGTAAAAGATTATGAAGCAAGTGGTGGAAGATGGGGTCCTGATGCAATGGGTAACGATAGACAAGGACCTTTATTACAATATAGTCCACCTGTAGATGCAGAAGTTTTAAATTATGACCCTGCAGGTTTAGATGGAGAGCTAACAAGAAATCTAACTGTATCAAGTTTAAATTTAATTGATACACCACAAGGTTTTAATCTTGGTAATTATATTTCTGAAACAATGGGAGAGTTAAGAAAGAATTATCCTTGGTTATTTTCTGAAATAAATGGACAATATCCAGGTTTAACTTTGTTTTTACAATCAGTAACTTCTGGTTCAGAAATTACACAAGAACAATTAAATAAATCAGGATTAAATGCTGGATGGACAGGTCTATCAATAGATTATTTAAATGCAACATTATCTGCTATGGATGCTAACAGTCCTGAAAAAGTTATTATTGATAATGTAGAACAAACTAACAAAGCATTTACTAAATTAGAAACAAAGGTAAGTGATTCAATAGATATCGCATTAGGAAATATAGGTATTAATGCAGGAACATTTAAAAAAGAAAACGATGAATTATATACAGATATAGTTCAAGTAATGATGAGAGGTAAGTATGCAGACACAGACCAATTTGCAGATTTCCTTGGTAGCTTCTTAGGAATAGATGGATATGAAGTAGCAAAAGATAGTTTGTATTACAACGACTTTACAGATTTAGCAAATGAAATAAATAACGCTACTAACTTTACACCTCACATTGACTTAGATACTTACAAGTCTTCACAAAGAGGTAAGAAATCATTGATAAATTATATAGGTATTGGATTGTATGATGCATTAAGTTCAGAGGAAAAAAATAAATTAATATCTTTATATTCAAGAGATGAGAATGCTGCACTAGCAGCGTTTCAAAATTTGTTTGATAGTGATATAAGATTTGAAAGATTTGCTAATAAAGGTTTAAATTATTCATTAGTAACAGGTCCATATAGACAAAGCTATGAACAAATATTTGGAGAAAGTGTAGATGAAACTAGTACACAGTGGCTAGACAGTTTAGGATTAAGCTATACTGAAGCTAAGAAATCTTATAGAAACCAAGCGTACTCGCAAGGAAATGATAAATTTATGAGAGATATAGCAACAACACTACAAGGAGCATTAGGAGGACCAGTAATTAGATGACAATATCAAATGAATTTTTAACTAATAATTCTATTAACAGAGGTTTATCAGTTGATGGGAAAGTATTTGTATTTACAGGTGACGGTAAATATGCAAGTACTGATGATGAAGAAGTATTAAAAGACTTATTAGATGCTGGTGGTGTAGCTATATCTAAAAACTTGCACGATAACGAATCATATGGTCAACCACGAACTACTGACGATACTTCAACAACTACAGATGGAGTGTCTCTAACTAGAGCAGAAGCATTTAAGTTAGTACCTTGGTTACAAAAATATGCAGGTTCAGATGCTAATAAATTAGTAGATAGCTATATCAAAGGATATATAGATAGCGATGGTAGTGCAACTGTAGCATTAGCTGAAATGAGATTTGGAGAAAGTGCAGACGCATACAAGAGGGTATTTAAAAATATAGTTGACCCTGAAACAAATGTATTAAAAATGACTGAAGCTGAATACATTTCAGGTTTAGAAAGTACATTGACAACTCTTACTGAGTATTCACTAGGCGGTTATGCTAGTGCAAAAGGTAAAGAAGTATGGGCTACATTAGTAGCTAATAATGTATCTGCTGAAATATACAGAACTAGAATAGGTACTGCTTATGACTTAATAAAAGAAGTAGATGAGGAATTAAAGCAAAGTATTATTAATCAATATAATGAATACTTTAGTGCAGAAACTGGTGCTACTGTCTCTATGGATACTGATAGTATATTGGCTTTAGCTATTGACCCTAATATAAATAATGACATATTGGAAGGTAGATTAAATGCATCAGAACTAGGTGCTATATATACAGGTACTGTTGGTGAAGCTATTGACTTAAGTACTATAGAAAGATACATAGGTGCAGGTGTACAGACATCACAAGCAGAGAAACTATTTACACAGGCTAGTACTAATGCAAGATTGTACGGTAGGTTATCTAGAAAGTATGGTAGAAATACAGACCTAGGTAAAGTATCTGCTATGTTAGAAGAAAGTTTATTTGGTAATGAGCTTGTTGCAGGAGAAATAAAAGCTATTGCATCTCAATCTTTGTCTGAAAGTTCTGCTGTAACTGGTGCAGCTAAATCACAAACAGGACAAGTTATAGGCTTGACAGAAGAATAATAACCACTACTATATATAGTACTGCGTGGTGAGTTCCGCAGGTTATAAATAGGGTCACAAATTCGAATAGTATTACCAAGGTGTACTATAGTCATTCGTAAATCCTTGTGATAAATCCCCTTTAATTACCTAGCGATTAATGTTATGGGGTTATATATACGCTAGAGAAAATGGAGTAATAATGGTAGACAATAACAATGTAGAAGAAGTAGACAACATAAAACAACTTAGAGAAGAGTATAAAAAGCTCAAGGCTGAGAACAAAGAGTTCAAGGCTAATGCTATGTCTTCTGCTTTAAGTACTTTAGGACTAGAAGCAGACAAAGGTATAGGTAAAGCTGTTACTAAACTTTATGATGGTGATGTTACTGTAGAAGCTATTTCAGAATATGTTGCCAAAGAGTTTGGAGAAGTTAGTAGTTCCGAACCAACCGAGCAAAAAGATGTTTCTGAAAATGTAGTACAAGCACAGAACCGTGTTGAACAACTTAATCAACTTGGAGTTAATGCAGAACCTGTTGATATATCACAGGAATTTGCCGCATTCATTAATAGCTCAGAAACAAGCACAAGAGATAGCATCAACGCAAAACTGCGTATGATGGATAATTTAAAAAACAAAAAATAATTTATATAGGAGAAGATATATATGGCAGAGATATCAGGATTAGGAGCTGATGCTCCAATCTATGCTCAACAAATTAATAACTTCACTGGTGAATTGTTTAAAGTTGGTGGTCAAAGAACACCTCTACTCTCTGCAGTAGGCGGACTTAACGGTGGCAAAACATTAAACTCTACATATTGGCAATTCCAAGTAGACGATGATGCTAAAGTTACTTCCGAACCTGGCAAGGGTGCAGAAGGTGGTGCACCTACTGAATATCTTGGAAGAAAAAGAGCTGCATATACTTATGTAACTCAAGTTTTTCACAAGGGTGTACAAATGACTTATACCGCTTTAGCATCTACTGGCAATCAAAACCCATTTGATTTATCAGCTAACGCTATCGAGTTCTCAGACGGACAAGGTGGCACAACAGCTGGTGACAAATTGGCATTGTTCGGTGGTTCAGCAGTGGCAGACGAATTTGCAGTACAAATGGAAAAAGCTATGACTAAATTAGCAAGAGAAGTTGAATGGTTCTTATTCAATGGTTCTTTCTCAGATGGTGCTCACGGCACACCTGGTTCAGGAACTAGAGAAATGTGGGGGATTGACCACTGGGTTAATCAAAACAAGAACGCTTCAAACACAGCAACCCTAAACCCATTAGGCGGTAACTGTTTTTACAACGATGCCGCAGGAGATGGTTCAGGTTCAGCTAGAGTTCTTTCCTTTGACGCTATTGCAGGTGCAATGAAGCTTCTTTATGATGCTCACGCACCACTTAAACAACCAGTTCTCTGTGTAAGTCCTAAACAATTGTTGGACCTTAACACAGAACTTATTGGTGGTAATGTCGGTATTACTGGTGCAATCATTCCTAGAGATAGAAATGTTGCTGGTATTGACATTGATACAGTAGTAACCCCATTCGGTTCTATTGGATTAATGGTCATTGACCCTGACATTATGCCAACTGGGTCTGCGTTTATTCTTGACTTGGCTTTCATACAGCCAGTGTTTACAAATATCCCTGGATACGGAACAGTATTCGTAAGAGATATTGACCAAGATGCAAACGCAAGAGTTGGTAAAGCAATCTATATGGAGATGGGTGCAGAATATGGACCTCCTTCATACCATTGTAAAATTCAAGCAGTAGCTTAATTTAATTTCAAGATTGGGGTGGAACTCCACCTCCACCCCTTTCTTGTGCTAACATAGGAAAGATATGAGTTCAAATATAGGTCAATTAGTAGATAGAGTTTTCCGAGAGTACCTTGAACCTAATGATGATATACAATCTTTTACTGTATTAAGAGGTGACATGGGTGCTGATGCAACAGTTACCACACTTAATTATGATGCTAATTACTTAACATCAGAAGAAGAAGATTCATTAGAACCTGGTGCTGTTGTAGAAGTTAATAGAGAGTTAATGTTAGTTACTGCATTAAGCACTACTGCACAACAGTTAACTGTTGAAAGAGCATTTAGAAGTACTACATTAGCTGCACATACTACAAAAGATGTAGTTAGATTAAACCCTGTGTTTCCTAGAAATACAGTATTCAATGCAGTAGTAGACCAAATAGGAAATCTATATCCTACTTTGTATGCAACACAAACTAAATCTATAACTTCTAAGACAGGTTATGTAATACTAGATGGTACAAACGATAATTATTTAATAGCACCAATTAAAGCTATATCTCAGAATACAGATTTCTCTGCAGGTTCAGATGAAACAGGTATAGTGTATCAAGGTGTTGCTGTAGAAATGGTAGACCTACCTAATCCTTTTACTTATACTGACCCTGATGGTGCATCACAAACTGTTACTTACACGAAAGGACCTAATAAAGTAAATGCAATACAAGTTTATAATGTAAGTTCAGGACATACAGTTCATGTAACTTTTAAGAAAAAGTTTGTATCACCAACTGCAGAAGATAATACATTAACAGATGTAGGTTTAGAAGATGAGTATGAACCTATTATAATGGCAGGTGTTGCTGCACAGTTAATATCAGGTAGAGATATACCTTCTGCTACTGTAGAGAATGTTACACAATCTATGCAGACACAAGGCTTTCCTGTTAACTCTGCGTCTACAATTAGAAACTCATTACTACAATATCAGCGTGTACTGATAGAACAAGCACGAAAGGACCTTAGAGCTAGGTTTCCTGAACCTGTCAGTATCAATAAAATATCTTATACATAATGGCTAGAGTACCTACCGTATCTACTGTTACTAATCCTAAGAGAAAAGGGTATGACATTGCTTTAGATGAACTATTATTTAGAGCAGCAATAGGACCTGGCAGAGAAATGACTATATCTACTGCTGAATTTCCACAACAAGAACTAAACCTGGCACAAAACCCTGAGGATATAACTACAAACATAGGTCAGATATTTTCTCGTAATGATTTTTCAGGTGGACAAGGATTAGACACAGCACATAAAAGAAACAACACACCTAAAGATGGAACTAGATTTTATGATAGTGCAGGAGTAGATGTATTTAATACAACAGATACTTCCTATAGTGTTACCTTATTAAATGAAATGGTAGTAGAAGCAGACTTTGATTTAAGTTCTACTAACAACTATGTAGTACAAACTACTAATAATAAAATATATGTAACAGATGGTACTACTGTATACGAAACATCAAACCACGGTGATAGCTGGACTACTTATAACTCAGGAACTAATGGTGCTACTCATGCTTTTACAGGCATGACATCAGTAGGTAATGATGTATATTTAACTACAGCTAACACAACAACTGCATCACAATTAATTAAATTTGATGGTAGCTCTTGGTCTACATTAACTACAGCACAATCATCTGCTGGTGGTTTAAATGGTATATGGTACGCTAAAGGACAGTTAATAATTACAGGAGATGATGGAGATGTTAAAAGAGTATGGGGTGTAGTACCACACGCTAAGACTTGGAGTTCATCAGACCTACAAGACGCACAAGCTATACTTACTTTTGAAAGTGCATATGCTGTATCTCAAGTTGCAGATGCAGGTGCAGTAGTATTAGTAGGTGCTACCAATGGTAACATCTACTCTTTAAAAGATGTATCAGGAACTCTTACATTAAAAGGTCAAACTAATATACCATTTGAAGAAGTACATTGTATTGCAGCAACTGAAGGTTTAGTATTTATTGGTACTACTGAAGGTGGCTTTAGAGCTTTAGGTAGATTTTATACAGCACAGTTAGTAGTAGCTGATGACTTACATGTATTAGCTAATAGACAATTAATAAAAGAATGGAACACTACACAAGACAATGTTCCTAAACATATGTTTGTTACTAGAGATAGTGTGTATTGTGGAATACAAGAAGGAGCATCTGAAACTAATTTATGGAGATACTATCTACCAACAGGTGGATTTGCTAGAAGTTATAAGATGGCTGATAGAGGTCATGTCACAGGTATTACACAAGCTAATGGTAAGTTTCTTGTAGCTGTAGCAGGAGCAGATGTTTATTTAGAAGGAACTAATAAAGTAACATCAGGATATATTATACTTCCTAATGCAGATTTCTTTACATCAGAAGATAAACAATGGGTAGGTTTAGAAGTAGAACACGATGAACTAGGTAATGGTAAAACAATTAGTGCTTTTGTTTCAACAATATATGACACAATAGATAACCCTAATAGCACTGCTTGGGAATTGATTGGGCAATCTGTAACAGGTACAGGTAATGTAGAGTATCAGCTTAACAGGAATGCTAGGTATATTAACACTAAGATAGTTATAGAACCTAATGTAACATTTACAGAAAGTCCTGAGTTTAGAGCTGTATCTGTTAGAGCTTTGCCTAGACCTGAGTTAGTAGTTGTAACTATACCTATTAACTTATCAGACCAAATAGAAAGACCTAATAGAAAAGCATTCACTGTAGACAATTTAGGTGAAGTAATTTATCAAACATTAAAACAAAAAGAAGGAGACAGTGTTACACTACAGTTGTACGAACCTAGCGAAATTATTAGAGGTGTGGTAGAATTTGTTCAATACCCAATCTCTGAAAGGTCAGAGCAGGGTTCAGTTACACAGTTTTGTTTACTAAGAGTAAGAGGTGTGAGAGCAGAAGATACTGCTACTATTGTAACAAGACTACTTGGTGTAGGACAACTAGGAGTAGCAGGATTAGGATAAGATGACGGCACAAAAGACTTTATTACAAAACGCATACGAAACAACATTAGCACAAGCAGTAACAGCATCAGGTTCAGATGTTACATTAGTAGTTAACGCTGCACCAAATGGTTCTCCTTCCGCTAGTGTTCCTATGTATTTAGTTGTAGACCCTGATAGTGATGCATCAAGAGAGTATGTTAAAGTTACTAGCAATTCAGGTGTTAACCTAACTGTTACAAGAAATATAGATACTGTTAGTGGTGCATTAAATGCACACGCTATAGGTGCTAAGGTCAGAATGGTTGCTATGAAGCAACACTTTGATGACTTAAATGAAAGAGTAGATAAGATAATTAATGATGATGGTAGTGCAGTAGTTACTTCAGGTGTCGTTAAAGATGAAGATGATATGGCATCTAACTCTGCTACACACCTTGCTACACAACAATCAATCAAAGCATATGTAGATGGACAGGTAGATACAAAAGATACATTAGCTGAATTAGATGATGTAACAATCGCATCTGTAGGCGACAATGAAGTATTAGCTTACGACAATAGTTCTAGTAAATTTATTAATCAAACTGCAAGTGAAGCAAGTCTTGCAACTTCAGCACAGGGTGCATTAGCAGATACTGCAGTACAACCTGCATCTTCTGATACCTTGACTAATAAATCTATAGATGTAGATAACAACACAGTAACAAACATAGAAGTAGATAACTTAAAGTCAGGTGTACTAGATACAGATATAAGTTCTGTTGCAGGTACAGATACTACAATACCATCAGCTAAAGCAGTAAAAACTTATGTTGATGCACAAGTAGATACTAAAGATACTCTTACAGAACTAGATGATGTAACTATTACTTCTGTAGGCGATAACGATATTATTGCTTATGATAACTCTTCAAGTAAATATATAAATCAAACAGCATCAGAAGCAGGTTTAGCTACATCAGCACAAGGTGCTTTGGCAGATAGTGCTACACAACCTAGTGATAATATTTCTACACTTACAAACGATAGTGGATTTATAACTTCATCTACTACAAACACTTTAACAAATAAAACAATAGATGCTGATGGCACAGGTAACAGTATCACAAACATTGAAGATGCTAATATCAAATCTGCTGCAGCAATAGATGCAAGTAAGATTGCAGATGGAAGTGTTAGCAACGCAGAGTTTCAAAGACTTGATGGCGTAACTTCAGATATACAGACACAGCTTGATGCTAAGGGTGATGTAACAGCTTCATCTACAACTACATTTACAAATAAAACTATTGATGCAGATGGTACTGGTAACTCAATAACGAATATTGAAGATGCTAATATTAAATCTGCTGCTGCTATTGACGCTTCTAAAATTGCTGATGGTTCAGTAAGTAATGCAGAGTTTCAAAGATTAGATGGTGTTACATCAGACATACAAACACAGTTAGATGGTAAACAAGCATCAGGTTCTTACATAACTGCAAGTAGTTCAGATACTCTTACTAATAAAACATTTGATGTTGAGGGTACAGGTAACTCTATATCTAACATTGATGTTGCAGATTTTAAGGCAGCAGCAATAGTAATTGAAAGTGAGGGTATTGGTTCAAACGATAACGATACAACATTACCTACATCAGCAGCAGTTAAAGATTATGTAGATAACAATTCATCAGGTACAGCTAACGCATTAGTGGCTAGTGATAGCGATTTCACACTTACAGATGGAGTAGCTAGTGGTATTCACTACGAGTTAGACAACACAGATATGGCAGATTGGAATGCAGGTGGTGTTGCATTAACAGCAGCAGGTGGAATGTTTAGACATAATCAAACACAATCTGCTACATTTACAGTAGCTTCAACAGAAGGCACAGTTCTTGCAGGACCTATTACAATAACAGGTACAGTAACAAATGCTGGTACAATGGTAATATTATGAGTTCGTTAAATGTAAATACAATAGCAGAGTACACATCAAATAATGGTGTTCAAATACCTGGACATATAATACAAGTAGTACAAGGAACATTTGCTACACAAACTAGCAGAACAAGTAGTACACACGCAGATACTGGTTTAAGTGTATCTATAACGCCTAAAGCTACTTCATCAAAAATATTAGTTATGATGTTGCATCACACAAAAATACAAAGAGATACTACAAGTGCTAATGCTACAGTTAAATTATTAAGAGATAGTACAGAAATAGAAAGTGCAAATCATTTTTTTACTGATGCAGGTGGTAACGCAGCATCTACACAAAACTTAACTGCAAGTGTTTTAGATAGTCCTAGCACTACTTCTGCAATAACATATAAAACAACATTTGGTGTTGATAATGCTTCTAACTCAGAAACTATTTATATATGTTGGGGTAATAAAACAGATAGATTAATAGCTATGGAAGTAGGTGGGTAATGTCTGACAAGACACAAGCAATTTTATCTTTACAACCAAATGCAAAGTTTACAATGGTAGGTGATGAAATAACATCTTGGGAAAGTGATGATATAACACAACCTACTGAAGAAGAAGTTAATGCAAAGATTGCAGAATTAAATATTTTAGATACTAGAAAAATAGCTTATGGAAATATTACTGACCAACTAGATAAACTGTGGCACGATATAAATGATGGTAAGCTAGATAAGACAGGTTCTTGGTATCTTGCAATTAAGAAAGTAAA